TAAATTATACGCCCGCCAATTTATCAATTTTGAAGCGCAAACAACCGCCTTATTTCGTCAAATTAGAAAGCGCAATGTCTACGCTTGGAATTGACAATTTAGAAGCGCACGAAGGAAATTTAACTATTACAATACAATTAAAATGCAAAGAATAGAAAAGCTAATTGACGCCGAAATACCTTTCGCGGTTATGAATTACAAAAAGACGCCCGCAGGGTTGCCCCGAAATGCGTTTGAATTGGTAGTAATAAACCCTGAAAATGGCGAAATGAATATTTTACCGCTCGACCCGTTAGATATTAAATTACTAAAAAGCAGAAAACATCAAAGGCAAATCGTAATAAAAAACAAAAATGCAGACGGTCAGGTTTATGAATTTATGAATTTTAAACAGGTTTACGACGACGCAATTAAAGAATTTGAAAAATTAATGGACGAATATAGCAAAGCACAATTAAATTAAAATTATGAAATATATTTTAGTTTTATTAGCATACGAATTTATGCGGTCGAAAATGATTTGGCTATGGTATTATTTAATCAAAAAAGGGGAACAATGAAAATCACAATTGAAAGTTACGGACAAAAGCATACTACTGAATACGAAAACGACGATTGCACGTTGGACGAATATATTAATTCTTTTTTTAATTTGCTAATTGCAAACGGATTTAATAAAGAATCACTTTTGCAAGGCTTCAAAGATTACATTCAAGACATCGAGCAATGATACACCCAAAACACAAATTTAACAACGGAAACGGCGCTACTCTTTGTAATAATTGTAGTAAGGTAATAAACAAAGGATTTACCGACGCATTATACTGTAATGAATTATGCGAATCAAAACACAATTTAAAATTAAATTTTACCGACAAAGAATATCGACAACAAATTGACGAACAATTTAAACAGATAAAAGAGCGAGCAAATAATTACATGAAACTAAAAAAGAAATGAAAAAAGAAGATTTAATAATTAGAATTTGCGAAATTGGAATAATAGTAATAACTATTATATTATTAACAATGTCAATTTACGAAGTAATAAAATGAAACAAAAAATAATAGACAAATTAAACCAAGGTCAAGAAATTGACGTTTCTTTGTACACGTGGGAAACAATACCGCAAAGCCTGAAACGCTTTTGGCTAAATTATTATAAAAATAAATATTATGAAGACATCAATTGAAATGCTAATTGACGAATTAGCAAAAAACATTGTCCCAACAGCGGAAGCCGACGAAACCGATTTGGAACGAAACGGGGCGTTTCATATTGCTATAAATTACGCCCGAACGTTCCAACAGCGGGAAAAGGATTTAATATTGTCGTCGTTTGATAGTCAGTTTAAAGGAACGGCAAACGAATTTTACGACGCTTGTTTCACAAATAACAATTTATAATCATGACACCGAAACAAAAAGCAAATGAATTATACGAAAAAATTTGTTTTACTTTGCCAAATGATTTATACGGCAAACTTTCAGGCATTACAGCAATGGAATTGGCGCAAATAGTAGTCAACGAATTAATAAAAGAAACGGGGTCAAAGTATTGGTACGAAGTTAAAAAGGAAATAATAAACTTATAATGAAACAAAAACAACCCGACCCGATAATCGAAACAATTTTCGAAACCGAAAAACGTTTGAAACGAAAAGCAAACGTAATCTTAAAAGAAGCAAAGGAAACAGAAGCCGTTAAATTAAAAAACGGTTTCCATTGGGTAATTATCGACAGAAAAACAACAGTATTACGCAAAACAAAAAAATAATGAAATACACAAAAGAACAAGCTAAAAAACTAAAAACCAAAGGCATGGACGGTTTTACAAAATACAATCGACCATTACCCGACGTTAAAATTGTAGACGGTTTTTATATAATTGAATCGAAAATAAATCCTAATTAGTTAACTTTGTACAATGGAAAATTTTAATTTAGATTTTAATTTTGATTTTGCTTCGTTTTCAAATATTGAAATTGATTTAAACGTAGAGTTTGAAACAAAATATATTAAACCGCCACAAACTAAAAAATTAACTTATAAAAAACTAAAGTATTCCAAAGCCGAAAAGTTAGCAAAAGACTTAAATTTTAAGGAATTAGACAGGGCTTTTGTAATTATTAACGGGTCGTTTATTTTTGGCGATTTTATAGAAGCGTTTATCGTAGAAAATCAAATAAATGTATTAGAAATGACAATTTCGACGTTGTCGTATTCAAAAGACAATATCGACAGTTTAAAAAACTTATTTGACGCCGACTATATACAAAAATTAAATATTATCGTTTCAGATTATTTTTTCAGTCACGAAAAAAATAAATTGATAAAATATACATACGAACAATTTGAAAACAATAATTTCCAATTGGCCACAGCGGGGACGCATTGCAAAATTTGTCAATTCAAAACAGAAGGGAACAAATATATAGTAATTCACGGGTCGGTAAATTTAAGGAGTTCGGGAAATATTGAACAATTTGTCATCGAAGACAACAAAGAATTATACGAATTTAATCAGGAATACCAAAACAGAATAATAGAAAAGTACAAAACAATAAACAAAACAATTAGAAGCAAAGACTTATGGCATCAGGTAACAGCGGGGGCGCAAGTTCCACAGGAAAAACAAACGCAAGTAAAAGAACATTAAAACAAAGGACTTTATCGGAAAAATACGACGGTAATTCAACACCGTTTTAAAAATATTTAAACAGTAAGAAAAACGGTAAAAAAACGGAATTATGGAAAAAAAAAGTTTCCCAAATAAGTCGACGCAATTTTCAAAAGAAAACCAACCTTTAAAAAACGGTCGACCACTTGGAACGTTAAACAGTAAAACAATTTTAAACAGGTTTTTGAATATTACAAAAAAAATGCAAAACCCGTTAAATAATATTGACGAAACGTTAACAATTGGCGAATTAATACATTTAAAACAAGTTGCCAACGCGTTAGACGGCGACCTTTCGGCATATAAAGAAATTATCGACCGTTTAGAAGGTAAAACTATAAACGTTCAGGAAATCAAACAGGAAATCACACAAAAGACGTTGCGCGTTGGTTATGGAGACGCGGACGACGACGAAACGGACGACGATAACAGCGAATGGATAAGATAAATTTCAATCCTAAATTATTCAATAACTTATATTGGCATTTATTAAAATATTTTAATGATGCCAATTTCCGTTTTATATGGGTTTACGGCGGTTCGTCAAGTTCCAAAACTTATTCGGTCGTACAATTACAAATCGTCCTTATGTTATCAGGCGAGGGCGAAAATACTTTAATTTTAAGGAAATACGCGTCGGATATTCGCGACAGTATATTTGCCGACTTCAAAGGCATAATTTCCGAATGGGGTTTAAATGATTTATTTGTAATACAACAAAACTATATTATTTGCGTCCCGACGGGTTCGTTTGTTCGTTTTCGTGGTTTGGACGACAGCGAAAAGGTCAAAGGTATTTCCCAATTTAAGCGGGTCGTAATGGAAGAAATTTCACAGTTTGACGAATTGGATTTTAAGCAAATTAAAAAGCGTTTAAGGGGTCGCGTCGGTCAACAAATAATCGGAATATTTAACCCAATTAGCGAACAACATTGGATTAAAGAAAACATTTTCGACAGGGAAATATTAACGGACATCGAAAGCAATATTTGTCAAACGCAAATAAACGACGCGGGAGACACGGTAATTTTGAAAACGAACTATTTAGATAATAAATATATTGTCGGCGAATGGGACGACGAAAACAACCAAATCGGGGGGTTTGTCGATACGCACGTAATAAATGATTTTGAAAAGGACAAAATACAAGATTTCAACTATTACCAAATTTATGGTTTGGGTAATTGGGGGAAACTTCGAACAGGGGGCGAGTTTTGGAAGGACTTTCAAACCGACAAACACGTCACGACAAAAGGTTGGGACGAAAATTTACCAATTCATTTAACATGGGACGAAAACGTTAACCCGCATATAACTTGTTTAGTTTGGCAAATTAACGGCAAGGTCGCAACGCAAATAGACGAAATTTGTTTGCCCGACCCGCGTAATAGAGTTTTGGACGCCTGTAACGAATTTAAACAGCGTTACCCCGTCGGAAGGGTTAAAGGTTTGTTTTTATACGGCGACAGAACGAGTATAAAAGAGGACACAAAGTTGGCAAAAGGCGAAAACTTTTACACCAAAATAAACCAAAATTTAGCGGAATATTTACCGCGTTTACGTATGCAAAGCGTTAACCCAAGCGTCGCACAGTCAGGGGGTTTCATAAACGAAATTTATCGCAATTGTTTTGAAGAAATAACTATCTTTGTAAATGATAAATGTAAAAAAAGTCTTTTCGATTATCAGTATGCGTTAGAAGACAGCGACGGAACGATTAAAAAGTCAAAGAAAACGAATCCAATGACAAAGGTAAGTTATGAGGAGTTCGGGCATTGTAGCGATGCAAAACGTTATTTTATAACGGTAGCGTTTGCAACTGAATATCAAAACTATTTAAGGGGTGGGCGAAAGTCTACAATTTCAATAGGCAGGAATAGGACAAAATCAGGTTATTAAAATAAAAAATTTATGGCTTACTTAAATTCAAGTGACTATTTATTGCAAATTCAGGACGTTAATTTGCAACAAATTATTAATTCAAACGTCGCAATCAGGGAAAACGCGGACTTATTGGCAATTTCCGAAGCGCGTTCGTATTTAATACAAAAATACGATTTTGACGCGGAATTATTAAAAACAGGGACAGCACGCGACCCGCAATTATTGGCGTACATTATCGATATTTCATTATACCATTTGCACAGTCGAATTGCACCGCGCAACGTTCCCGAATTAAGAATAACGCGTTATGAAAATGCAATCGCTTTTTTAAAAATGTGCGCATTTGGCGACGTTACGCCGAAGTTGACGCCAATATCGCCCGCACAGGGAAACCGCATAAGATACGGCGGAAACAGTAAAAATATAAACCAATATTAAAAATGGGTATAATTGACAAATCAATAAAAGGGGTTAAAAGTCTTTTTAATTACACGCAAATTTTAACACCGCAGGAAACCAACCCGAAAAATTTAGGGTCAAAAGTTATGCCGTTGCAGTTACAACGTATTAAACAAGATACATTGACATGGCGCGAGGGTATCGAAGAAGCCGAACGCGCATACGTTCCGTTTAGGGTAAAAATGCAGGAAACTTTTGTCGATACAATTTTAAACGGTCACGTTTCGGCTTGCATCGAGCGAAGAAAAGATTTGACTTTGTTACGCGATTGGCAAATAACAAACCCCGACGGTTCAATAAATGAGTCCGTCGAATTGCTTTTGAATTCCGCATGGTTTAATAAATTTATGTCGTTTTCGTTAGATACGATATTTTTCGGTTATACGTTGGTAAGTTTAGGCGACATCAAAGACGGAAAATTTGACGACATCGAAGTTATTAAACGTTGGAACGTTTCGCCCGACCGCAAGGTCGTTTCGTCAGTTCCTTACGATACCAACGGCGTAAGTTTTGAAGCCGAAGAGTTCAAAAATTGGCATATTTATATAAAAACCGTTAACGACATAGGTTCGTCAAAATGCGGGTTTGGTTTGCTTTATTCCGTTGCATTGTACGAAATATTTTTGCGTAATCTATTGGGCTATAACGGCGACTTTGTCGAATTATACTCACAGCCTTACAGGATTGGAAAAACAAACAAAACGCAAGGCGTTGAACGCGACACGTTCGAAGACGCCGTCGCAAATATGGGGTCGGCAGGTTATGCGATTTTGGACGCAATGGACGATACAATCGAATTTTTAGAAAGTAGCATCGGCGGTTCAGGTTACAAAGGTTATGCCGATTTGGAGCAACGCATCGAAAAGAAAATTTCGAAATTGATTTTAGGACACGCCGACGGAATCGATAGCGTAGCGGGAAGGATTGGCGCAAGTCAAGGAAAAGACAGCCCAACAGCCAAAGCGTTAGAAGACAAAAAAACAAAAGACGGCGTATTTTTAACAGACGTTATTAATTGCGAACTATTACCGAGACTTCGAAATTTAGGTTTTCCAATTCCCGAAGACGCAAAATTTGAATTTAAAAACGACACCGAGCAAAACGAAAATAACGAAAATATTGTCGCAATGGCGGTCGAAATTAAAAAGGCAGGTTTGCAAATGGACAAAGACTATTTTGAAGAACAAACAGGAATAAAACTATTTGATTTGCCCGCCGTTGCGTCAAGCCCAAGCCCAAGCCAAAGCGTTAAAAATAGACTCGAAAATTTATATAAATAAATGAATTACACCCAACAGCAAATCGACGCATTAATCGAGGGGGTTTTTAACGGGTCAATAACGACCCGCGATTTGCCCGTAGATTTATACAACGCGATTTCGACAAAATTGTTATCGGCTTTTGGTAGCGTTGAGGGTGCGCCAAGTCAAAGCCTTTTAAATGAATTAAAAGAAAACATTTATATGTTTTCAGGGGCGAAGGTTTACCAACAAATACAAGACATAAGTTTATTATCGAATGTAGACACAATAAAATCGTTTGCAGACTTTAAAAAAGAAGCGTTGACGATTTATGACCAATATAACAAAAATTGGTTACAAACTGAATACAGCACGGCAATAGGTCAGGCGCAAATGGCGACGCGTTGGGAACAAATCGAAGCGCAAAAGTTCGAATTGCCTTATTTGCAATACAGCGCGGTAATTGACAAAAATACTTCGGATATTTGCAGACCATTAGACGGGGTTTGTTTGCCCGTTGGCGATAAATTTTGGAGCGTTAATACACCTTTAAACCATTTTAATTGCCGTTGCACAGTTATACAATTTGACAAAACAGACGCAACGCAAACGGGTATAACATCAAAAGAAAACGCCGACAAAGCAACGGCGGAAGTTTCCAAAAAACGAAACCCATTATTTGAGGGTAATAGCGGACAGGATAGGGTAATTTTCAACAAAGAACACCCATATTTTGACGTACCAAAAGCCGACAGGGAATTCGCAAAAGAAAATTTCGGGTTGCCTATTCCGCAGTTAGAGAGTATATTTACACCTGCAAAAACAATATCGGAAGCGAGAACGAATATTTTAAATATCTTTGACGAAAATTTAGGAATTAAAGGGAAATCGGTTGGCGTTTCAAAAGATTTGACTTTGGCGGATTTAAACGCAAGGAGCGAACAATTATTTAATTTAACAAAAGAATATAATACAGCATTTAGTAAAAATTCAGTTCCTGAAATTAAATTCCAATCGTCGGGCGGGGCTTATGGACGTGTGAATTATTATGAATACAAAGGCACTTTAGAAAGAATGAATTTTGGAAGCAGGTTCGACCCCTCAAGGGCAATCGAAGACCGTATAAGAATGACGCAAACGGGTTTTTCAGGTTATGCCAAATCAAAAGTTGATTTTGACAAACTAAATTTGTCTACATTAACGCATGAATTTGGACATGTCATTGCCGTTTCAGATATAAGAACAGACTTTGCAGGATTTAAGGATTTTTGGGACGAATTAAAAAACATAAAAAAGGCATACAATACCGAAATAAACAAGTTGGCGACAATTAAAGACACGGCAAAATTAAACGAATTATATTTGGGCGATTACGCGAGAACGGATATAAACGAATTTTTGGCGGAAGGGTTTACGGAATATAAATTGAAAACAAACCCGTCAAAATATGCAACAGAAATCGGAAAAACAATAGATAAATACTTTAAAAAATAAAAATTATGGAAGCAGTAAATTTGGTTTGTTTTAAATGCAAACATTTTAGACGATTTACAGGGGACGGAGGTTGCGACGCATTTCCCGACGGAATACCGAGCGAAATAACTTCGGGAGACAACAAACATTCAAAACCGTTAAAAGGACAGGAAAACGACATCGTTTTTGAACCTGAAAAAGAACAATAATACAATGGCGACGCAATTCGATTTTAACCGCGTACAAATAAGACTAAAACAAGCCGAAAAGGGTTTGTCTTTGTCATTGGCAAACGTTGCTAAAAACGACTTTTTAAACAATTTCAGGGAACAAGGATTTAACGGTCAAAAATGGCGCGAAGTTCAAAGGCGCATCGCAGGAACAAGGGCGTACGAAGGAAGCAAAGACCCAGGGAAAAGAACACGCGCAATATTACAGGGCAAGGGTTCGGGGCGTTTACGAAAAGACGTTGCTAATTCAGTAAGTAACGGAATAAAACATAACGAATTAAGTTATACCTTAATCGTCAAAAACGAATATGCAGGTTATCACAACGAAGGGGCGGGAAAAATACCTCAACGACAATTCGTTGGAATGACTGAAAAATTAAACAAAAAATTATTAAATAAAATAAACGAAAAATTTTCGAAAATATGGTAAATGTTATAAATGAAATTATCGCTAAAATTCGCGAAATTCCCGAATTTAAATTGGTTTCAATTTGGAACAATCAATTTAATTACATGGACGAAGGCGAAATTTACTCGTTTCCCATGCCTTGCGCATTTGTAGAAATAAGCGCGGACGATTTCGAAATATTGGGCGACAATTACCAAGCGACGGACTTAAATGTAAAAATACATATTGGAAACGATTTTTATAACGGTTCGAATATAGACGAAAATTTGGCTATCTTTGTACTTCGGGATTTGGTTATTAAAAAGTTAACAACTTTTACGCCGACATATTCGGGGCAATTTTACAGGAAAAGCGAGAAACAAGATTTTAACCATACAAACGTATATCATTACGAAATTGATTTTAAAACGCATTACGTCGATAGTACGGCAGTAGTTCCGCAAATATTAAGCACACCGCCAACGGCGTTACAAATAAACAAATAAAATGGCAAGGACAATCGAACAAATACAGGCGGGAATTATCGCCGACATACAGGCAACGCCTGAATTAGCAGAAGCAAACAGCACGAGCAAACGCGCAATTTGGCGTTTATTTGCTTACGTGCAAGCGTCCGCAATTTTGTTATTAGAGCAAATTATCGACACTTTTACAACGGCTAACGAATTAAAAATAAGTCAGGGAATACCCGCGACGGCGAGTTGGATAAATTCAAAAGTTTTAGAGTTCCAATATTCAGCGACAAACCCGCAAATTGTGCAATTGGTTAATTTTACACCTGTTTACCCTGTAATCGACAAATCGTTGCGCATAATAACGCGTTGTTCGGTTGTGACTACGTTGTCAAGTCAGGTAATTGTAAAAGTTGCAAAAAATGACCCGCCCGTGGCGTTAACATCGACGGAATTAAGTTCTTTGCAATCTTACATTAATCAAATTGGCGTTATTGGCGTAAATTATAATTGTCAAAGTTTAACATCGGATAAATTATACATAGACGCCGAAGTTTATTTCGACGGTCAATATAGTACGGTAATTCAGGCGAGGGTAATAAGCGCAATAAATACGTTTTTATCGACATTGTCTTTTAATGGAATTTTAAAGGTTTCCGATATTGAATTGGCAGTAAGGGACGTTGTCGGGGTTAACGACATATTATTGAAAAACGTTAAAATGCGAAGCGACGTGACACCGTTTACAGGCGGAACGTTTTTAATTCAAAACAATACAGTTATTTCGAGAATATACCCAACTGTTTCGGGTTATATTGTAGGCGAAACAACAACAGGAAACACGTTCGCGGACAAACTAACATTTATAGCAAATTAAATGTACGACGTCAATTATAATACTACAATCGAAAGCCTTTTAGTTCCCGACAAAAGAACTAAAAAAACGGTTGCGTTTAATAGCGCATTAGTTGCAGAAACGGCAAACAATCACGACATATTATTCACAATTTACAAAGACTATTCCGTTTCGCCAAATTGGACGGCGGGAACTTACGCAAGGAATCAATTAGTAAAATACAATAAAAGTATTTTCCAAAGCGTTGAAAACGGTAATACAACAGAACCGACACAATCGGACAAATGGCGTTTAGTTTCTGAAAACTTTTTGGGTTCGGATTTTCGTTTAAGTATTACAGGGTCAAAATTAAATTTAGAATATGCCTTAAATACATGGTTTGGAAGTACGTTTAGACAACCGAGCGTCGGAAATAGCGACATTTATTTAACAACAAATAACATTTCTTTAGTTCCAATTTTTAGAGTTGGATTGACTGAAATTGAAAGTACGTCAGTCGGAACGCTTACAAGTTCCCAATTAGTAGTCGACTCTTATAGTTTCGCAACGCAATACAATATAACAATAAACATTCCGACGGCTTTATATACATCGCTTGGAACAACAAACGACATTCGTAATTCAGTTGTGCGAAGTTTTGCAGACAAATACATAAACGCAGGGTTAACCTATACGTTAACTATTTATTAAAATATTTTTTGTATTTTTGTAAAAAAAAATATGGAATTAATAGAAATTTGGAAAAGTGTTTTAAATTATGAGGGTATTTATGAAGTTTCTAATTTAGGTAATATAAAATCATTAGACAGAAAAATACCCGACGGTAGAAAAGAAAATTCTTTTAGAATAAAAAAAGGAAATACAATAAAAGCAAGTAAATTAAAATATAGTCAAGTAATTTTATGCAAAAATAAAATAAGAAAAGCGCATTTATTACATAGAATTGTAGCGACTGCATTTTTAGAAAATAAACAAAATAAGCCTTGCGTAAATCATAAAGATTTAAACAAACAAAACAATAAAATTGACAATTTAGAATGGTGTACTTATTCAGAAAATAATATACACGCAATAAAAAACGGAGCAAAAAAACCTTATTGGATTGATAAAAAAAGAAGTCAAGAAACAAAAGACAAGATTTCATTATCAAAAAAAGGTAAATTAAGCAATAGAAAAAATTATATAGTAAGTCAAGAAACAAAAGACAAGATTTCTAATACATTAAAAAACAAACATATTAAAAAATGAAAATACTTAATATTTCAGACATTAGCAGTTCAAACGCCATGCCTATAAAATCAGGGACATTGCAATTTTTACAGGACGCACACAAAGAAACAATCGCGGGGTTAGTTACAAACATTTTGCCAAACCCAATAACGGGGACTATTTACATTTTATCGGGTTGCGTAAATTCAGGAACGGGAAGCGTTTATAATATTTCGGCGGGGGTTATTTACTACAATGGCGAAATTTTTAATTTTGACGGAATAAGTTTCACATTAACGGGTTTGGAGAAAGCATACGCGAGAATAGAAACGACGCAATACATAACCAACGCCGACCCCGTACAATTTACGGACGGGGTTAATAGAAACGTTCACAATATTAGAAAATTTGTCGTTGAAAACACAATCACATCGTCGGGGTTACCTGAATTTAAGGACTTTGTAACCGTTCCGAGTAGTTCGTTAAGGGGCGATTTAAAAGAAATCGTTTGCGACGACGTTTATTTAAACAAATATTTTGACGCGACAGGACTTGGACGTTTAGAACGCACAGGTTGGGCGATAACTAACGGACAAAATGGAACGCCAAGCGACGCGGGTAAAGTTATAATATCTTACGGCGGGGGTTATACACTCGGACAAACGGGCGGGGCGGAAACGGTAACGTTAACTGAAAACCAAATGCCAATACATAGCCACGGCGGAGTACCTCAAGTTGTAACGGACACGGATAGGGGGATTGGTAATCTCTCTCTTTTTAGCCTCGACAATACGCCGTCGTCAACAAGTTCCGCAGGGGGCGGACAAGCGCACAACAATATGCAACCATTTGTCGTTCGTTTACGAATAATGAAATTGTAAAAAATTGAGTATTTCAAAACAAAGACGCGTTACGGCGTACCCAAGCCCTTTGAACTTTAAAAAATTAAAGGAAACAACGGACGCCCGAAAAGTAAGTAAAAGCAAAGTTATAAACGAAGCGTTGACCGTCTATTTTAAAGATAAAAAAACAATTTAATTAATAATTTTATTGTTTTTATTAAAAAAAAGTATTACACAATTTAGAATTTATCTAAATTAAAACAAAAATTTTATACATTTGTATTATGATTTATTGCATTGACGAAAATATCGACGAACCAATTATGTTAATCAATACCCACATCGGCTATGACGACGACGAGGGAATGGGAATTGACGGCGCATTGTTTCAAAAAGAATTGTTATATTTAGACACGTTGGGAAAAAAACGTATTCAAATATGGATTAATTCAATTGGCGGGGTTGTTATGGACGGTTATTCGATAGCATCGGCAATCATTAAAACTAAAACACCCGTCGACACGTTTAACGTTGGTATTTGTGCGAGCATTGCAGGCGTTATTTTCATGTGCGGACGAAATCGCGTTGCAATGGATTACAGTTTGTTAATGATACACAAACCAAGCGGGGGAAATGACGAAAAGGTTTTGGAATTAATGCAAGAGAGTTTAGTCACAATGTTAACAGCAAAAAGCGGGTTAACAATGGAGCAGGTTTCGGCATTAATGGACGCAACGAGTTGGATTAACGCGACCGAATGTTTAAAAATGGGGTTTGCTACCGAAATTGAAAAAACGTCGCAAAACGACGACACAATAACGTCGACATATTACGCCGACATATTCACGCAAGCGAATAAGATTACAAACAAAATTTTAAAACCAATAATTAACACAAAAAAAAGTATGTTAAAAGTAACAAACAAACTTGGACTTAATGACGACGCAAACGAAGACAGCATTTTAAATGCAATCGAAAAAATCGTTAACAGTTCAACGACAGAAGCCGAAGCAATGAAAAAAACAATTTCTGAAATGGAAATGGAATTGACTTCGTTAAAAGAAAAGTACGACGCAATGATTATCGAAGTAGAAACCGAAAAAGAAGCGTCAGAAGAAAAAGAAGCAATGGACATGATTTCCAATTTTGCAAAATTGGGACGTATTAAAAACGACGACGAAACCGTTAAAGTATGGGTTAACCTTGCAAAAGCGGATTTCGAAGGAACAAAAGCAATAATCGAAAATTTGCCTTTGAACGTAGTTGCAAACAAAATCGAAACCGTAGTAAACAAAGAAGAAACCATTTTCAAAAATGGCGAAGACTTTTTAAACTTTGAATTAAAACAAATTAACAACAAAAACAAAAAATAAACAATATGTCATTAAGTACAACATCGAATTTTACCCAATTTGAAAAAGGGTTTTTCATTACAGAAGCCGTTATCGGTTTAGACACAATTAACAAGGGTTTGGCATACGTTGCCCAAGGGGTTAAAAATGACCAATACTCATTCCCTGTATTAACTGCAAACGTAGTTTTGAACCCGAGAACAAGTTTACCTGTTGACAATAACACTACCGTTTTGTCAAACAGAACTATAACGTTAGGAGCGTTTGAAGCGTTCGAAATCTTTGACCCGTCAATTTTCGAAAATCATTGGCACGTTTCAGAACTTGCCGACAAAATGTTGTCTCGTTCATTGCCTGCAACTTTTGTGAATTATTTAGGCGGTTTTTATACCGAAAAAACTTTCGCACCTGTTGAGAGAATGATACACGAAGGTTCAACATCTTACACAACGTCAGCGAGTACAACCGCATCGGTAAATTATTCAATCAAACATTTTGACGGTTTAATCAAACAAGCCTTAAACGCTACGACTCCCGCTTTGCAAGTTGGAACGCCTGTCGCATTAACAAGCGCCAACATCATTTCTAAAATGGAAGCGGCTAAAGCATTAATGCCAAAAGCATTGTTAGCAAGCGCAGACCGTTACAAAAAATTGAAATTTATTGTTTCAGTTGAAGACGCGCAAAAATACGAAGAAGCATTAACCTCAACAACTTACAAAAACAACGATACAACCGAAGCAGGTATAAACAAATACAAAGGTTTTACAGTTGAAGTAACTTCGGGTTTACCTGAAAATACTTTCTACTTTTGCGAAGCAACTTCGCAAGTGACGTCAAACATTCAATTGGCAGTCGCTTCGTTGGATAACCTTTCGTTTATCGTTGACAAATACGTTTCTTACGCACAACTTTGGTTTTACAAAGCCGTTGCAAAAATGGGAGTTGGTATTGCAAAACCAAGCGAGTTTGTAATTTACACAACTAAAACGCTTGCGAGTTTCAACGCATAATTTGAATAAAAACTTTTAAGATAACCGCCTTTTAAATAGGGCGGTTTTTCTTAATTATTTCACAAACATAAACCAACAAAAAAATGGCTTTAAATAACATTAGTTTTGTAAAAGGTAAAGGCGGACTCGGGCGACCATTGGCAGGCAAAGACTACATTAGCGGTCTTTTGTTTTATACCAATACTTTGCCGAGCGGTTTTACTTCAACGGACAGGATAAAACAAATATTTTCAGTTGCCGACGCCGTAGCGTTAGGAATTGGAAAAAATTATACAGACGAAACGCAAGCGACGGGAATTTATACAATTTCAAACGCAGGAGCGACAGGCGACAATATTACAGTAAATTACACAGAACCAACAAAAACGGTTGTTTTAGGTTCTTACGTAAAATTAGCAAGCGACACGACGCCGTTATTAGTTGCAACGGGAATCGTTAACGCAATAAATGCGGGTTCTTTTGTTCACGGTTATATTGCAACGATTGGACTTGCGGGAGCGTTTACTTTAAAAGTAAAAAAAGGACTTGGAATTTATGCAAATACCGCAGGACTTTTGACTACTACAATTACGGGAACAATTGCGGGAAGCGTTACAACGCCATTTTCGGGCGGGGTTGCATCATTGCAAGCGACATGGTATTACCATATATCGGAATTTTTCAGAATTTCGCCAAAGGGGTTTTTGTGGTTAAACTTTCAAGCCGTACCCGCTTCGTATACTTATACGGAAATTCAAACAATGCAGGAATTTGCTAACGGAGCAATGCGTCAACTTGGGGTTTTTGTAGACAGCAAAGCGTTAGCGGTTGGCGACACAACAGCAATTCAAGGAGTTTGTAATTTATTAGACACGGCAAAAATGCCTTTGTCAGTAATTTACGCGGGAGACATCAAAGCAGTTGCAAGCGTTTCAACGTTAACAGACTTGGCAACGTTTTCAAATAACAAAGTTTCGGTCGTTATCGGTCAAGACGGAGCAGGAACAGGAAACGACATTTTTTACGCGACGGGAAAATCAGTTACAACTTTGGGCGCAACGCTTGGGGCGGTTTCATTGTCAGCGGTAAGCGATAACATCGGTTGGGTTGCAAAATTCGACATGACAAACGGCATCGAATTAGATACTATCGCGTTTGCTAACGGGGTTAAATTTACGGACGCATCGGTAACAACTAATTTATTAGACGCAATCGATTTGAAACGTTACGTATTTTTAAGAAAATTCCCGAACAAATCGGGTTCTTTTCACAATGATAGCCACACGGTTATAACACCGTCAAGCGATTACGCATTTATCGAAAATAACCGAGTAATTGACAAAGCAATTAGGGGAGTTGACGAAGCGTTAACGCCGTCTTTAAATAGCCCATTGTTACTAAATGCAAACGGAACGTTGGCAAATAGTACGGTTGCGTTTTTAACGGGACAGGCGACAGTAATAACCGACGAAATGGTACGAAATGGCGAAGCGTCAGCAATTGGCGTGACAATTGACCCTAACCAAAACGTTGCGAGTAGTTCAAAAGTAATTGTCGCAATAGACATTGTTCCGATAGGAGTTGCGCGCAATATAGTTGTTAACATCGGATTTAAAACATCAATATAATCATGGCGACACCATTAATAAACGGCATAAATTACAGTTGGGCAAATGTTAAGGTTATTTTGTTCGGCGTTCCTGTTGTGGGAATTACAAAAATCGAATATAAAACCAAACAGAAAAAAGAAAACCAATACGGCGCAGGTTACGAACCAATTTCGCGCGGTTATGGAAATAAGGAATACGAAGGTAGTATCGAAATTTATTCGGACGAATTAAAAAGAATAATTGCGAGCGCACCAAATAACGACCTTATGCAAATACCGCCGTTTACAATTAGCGTGCTTTTTGAAAGTGGCGCGGGGCTTTTAATTACCGAAGACGTTTTGAGTCTGTGCGAATTTACCGAAGAAGGTTTAAGCGCATCGCAGGGAGATACAAAACTTTTAGTATCTTTGCCTTTAGTTATCGGACAAATACAACGATAATAAAAAGAAACAATAAAACCCGTCGAAAACGGCGGGTTTATATTCACTAAATAAAAAAAAATTATGGAAACACAAAAAAAAGCGGAAGCGTTAAGCATCAAATTGAATTGTAAAGTATTGCCAATTATATTTCGCGACGAAGAAACAGGCGAAGACATTATCGGTTTTATAAAAGAACCGTCTCGAATGGTTAAACTTCGCGTCATGGATAAGGCAATGACCGCACCCGTTACAGCATCGGCGGAATTATTCGACAGTATTTTTATAGAAGACGAAAGCGACAAACGCTTTTTATCGGACGATAAATATTATTTAGGCGCAACTATGGAAGCATTTAAAACGGTTGAAATGGCGGTAAATACTTTTAAAAAAAAATAGACGACCATACAATTAGCGAACAAAGTAGCGAAGAAACGAAAATTATTGCGTTGCTTCGCTACTTTTCGCATTTTACAATAGATTTTGAAAATATGTCGGACGACGATTTGGCGAAAAATTGGGGTCAGTTACAATACTCATTAAAACAAACAGGACAATACAATAATTAAACAATGGACAATCAAATAAGGTACACAGTAACGGCGAACGATTTACTTACGGGCAAGTTGCAAAACATGAACCAAAGCGCGGGAACACTAAACTCAACAATGGGGAGTTTAGGGGGTGCAATTGCGGGCGCGTTTTCTGTTTATGCTATTACGTCATTTGCAAAGTCAGTTGTTAGCGCAGGAACAACAGTTGAAAATGCGACGACAGGTTTAACGACTTTATTGGGCGACGCGGGAGAAGCGGCTCGAGTTGTTCAAAACACAATGCAAGACGCAACAAAAACGCCTTTTGCTTTTGAAGGTTTATTGAGCGCTAATAGGTCATTAATAAGTACGGGAGTAGGCGCAGACAAAGCAAGGCAAGACGTTTTAAATTTAGCCAACGCAATTTCGGCAACAGGTGGGGGGGACGACGAATTGAAACGTATGGTTGTAAATTTACAAGCTATAAATAACACGGGAAGGGCAACGGCGCAAGATATTAATCAATTTGGTATTGCGGGAATTAATATTTATAAAGTTTTAGCAGAAGCAACAGGACAGCCAATTACAAAAATTAAAGAAATGGGCGTTTCTTACGATATGTTAACAATGGCATTGCAAAAAGCACACGAAAAAGGCGGTATGTATTACAACGGTTTGGAAAACATGGCAAACAATACAAGCGTTAGAATTTCAAACGTTGGCGACGCGCTTTTCCAATTTATGAACGACGTATTTGTACAATCCAAACCATTTATCGACGTGGTTTTAAATTCGGTTTTAAGTTTAATTTCAGGTATTAGGGATTTTTTAGTAATATTAAAAGAAAACAAAGACCTTATAATAGCGTTGGCAGTTGCAAATTATGCAGGAGCGACAGCGTACGGGGTTTTTATGGTCGCTACAAATTTGGCTAAAATAGAAATGTTTTTATTAAACGGAATCGCTACGGTATTGGCGGGGACAATGTTTGTTTTGGAAAATATATTGACTTTCGGAATACCGTTAGCAATTGCAGTAGTGGCGGGCGCGATAACTTACGCCTATTTACATTTTGCAAAATTTAGGGCGTTTTTATACGGAACGTGGGAAGCCTTAAAAACAGTCGGCGAAATGATAGGACAATTTTTTACAGGATTAAAAGACGTAATCGTCGGCGCGTTTACATTTGACAAAGACCAAATCACAAAAGGACTTATGGAAATGTCGGGGTCGTTTGAAAATGCAGGAAAAAAAATAGGGTCAGGATTTAACAAAGGTTATTCCAACAGTATGGCGGAATTTGCAAAAGAACAAGCGACAGACAAAGAGGGTAAACCTAAAAAAGCGCTTGGAATTGTTAAACCAATGGCGGTAAATGCAGGAGCAGGAACGGAAAAAGATAAAAAAGGAACGTCGGGCGTTTCAGGAAGTAAAGTCGTAACGGTAAACGTCACAATAGGCAATTTAATAAACGATTTTAGAATACAGACGACAAACATACAAGAAAGTACAACGGCGATAAAAGACAAAGTTTTACAGGCATTAACAAGCGCGGTAAACGATAGCCAATTAGTCGCAGGAAATTAAGAAAAAATATGGAAAATTTTAGAGTACCTAGCAAATTAGAAAACCCTTTAATATTAAACGACGTCGCGAGCGATATTATTTACGGACTTGCAAACTATGCAGGGCTAAAAAGCATTAAAATAATGGACGCGCAAAATTCGCCTTATGTAAAAGACAAAGTGCAAAAAGGGTTTATTGAAGGCGACGCCCCGCCGTTGTCAAAAGGAGAAAAAAAAGAAAAATTTATTTCAAAACTTAATACGATAGTATATTCAAACGTAATTTTTGACAAAGGCGTAATTTTAAACGAAGAAGGGGAACAAGTTGACAAATGGGACGATTTCCGAATAGACGACGTATTGTTAAACGTTTCACAAAGCAAAAAAATAATAACAACCGAAATTCAAGGACGTGACGGAACGGTTAAGGAATACATCGGGTTGGACGATTTTCAAGTGCAAATAACGGGGCGTTTAAACGGGACTTATAATGTAAACCCAAAAGAATTAACGCGACAATTAAAAATTATTTTGTCCGCAGGGCAACCGTTAGAAATAACGTCTTGGTATTTGCAAAATTTAGGCATTGACGACATCGTTGTCAAAGATTTTAATTTCGGTCAAACAGAGGGCGAGTATTCAACGCAATATTTCACAATTAACGCAATGTCGGACAAACGTTTCGAAGCCAAAATAATATCGTAATGCTTAAACCTGTAACCTACATAACAATAACGCAAAAAACGGATTTTACAAATTCCGACAGCGTAATAACAAAAAGGTCAAAAGTATTTTTCTTTGATTTTTGCAATAGTTTTGAAATAAACGACGGTTGGGAAAACATGACGACAGGCGGGAAAATTGTTTTTCCAAAAAATATGGACGTTATCGACACAAATACAAAAACGACATTTTCTTTTTTTGGTAAAAACAAAAATATTGCAGGGTTTAACGGTGCGCCTTTATTAATGCGGGGCGACAAAGTAAAAATCGAATCTTTTTATATCTATTGGGACGATAATTTAACCGAAAAACAAACCGAAAAACGAACGATTTTCGAGGGTTATATTACGAAAATAAACGCTAAAATACCCGTTGAAATTGAAGTAGAAGACAACATGTTTTTATTGAAACAATTGCCAATGACAAACGGGGCTTATGGGGCGGGCGTTAGTTTGGAAACAATATTGACGGACGCATTAAGCGGGACGGGGTTAACTGTTAATCAATTAACATCGACAAAATTAACGTGGGACAATTCGTTGTTAATTATTGAAAACGTCACAGTTGCGCAATTTTTGGAAAAGTTAAGAAAAGACGCGTTTTTGCATTGTTATTTCAAAGGGACTGAATTACGCGTCGGGTCAATTGTTTATATCGAATCTGAAGCCAAAACAAAAACTTTTCAATTTCAGGAAAATATTATTTCGTCCGATTTAACTTTCGTAAGAAAAGACGATATTATTTTGTCGGCGGTTGCATCAAACCACATCGAAGAACTAACGGGAAAAACAACAAAAGACGGTCACGCAAAAACTAAAAATTCACGCATCGAGGTTTTAGTTTGGTTTGACAGGTCGGGAAAATTTCAAAGCAAAGAAATAAAAAAAGGCGAAAAAGCCGACGCAAACGTCGACGGCGAAAGGAAAACGTTTCACTTTTTAGAAGCAAAAACGACGGACGATTTAATAAAATTGGCAAAAGACAGTTTGCAAAAATATTATTATACAGGATTTAAAGGGAGTTTTTTAACGTTTGGAACGCCAAGCGTAGATTTTGGCGACAATGCCGAAATAATAAACAACCTTTTACCCGAACAAAACGGAACTTATAAAATCAAAGCCGTTAACATTATGGGCGGGGTTAGTGGATTTCGTCAAAAAATAGAATTAGACTTTAAAATTAAATAAAATGGCGGATTTAACGAGAACAATTCAGGAATTAGCAGGAACGCGAAATCAGGACGAAGTTAAATTGTACCAATGCAATGTTAATTCGGTCGATTTAAGCAAAAGAACGGCAAACGTTACAACGATAACAGGGACGGCAAATATAACGTTTGACGCATTGTTAACGGCGGGAATTTCGGACGGGTTTGTAATTACGCCCGAAATTGATAGTATGGTTTATGTTATCATGTCAAAATATACATTGCCTTTTATTGTTACATTTTCGGACATTACGCAATTTGACATCATGGGCGGGGAGTTTGGCGGATTGGTTAAGGTTGTGGAACTTACGCAAAAATTAAACAGTTTGGAAAATAAAGTCAACGAAATTATTAGTACCTTTGGAACACACACGCACACCGTTACAGCGGTAGGCGCGCCAACTTCGCCAACATCGACCCCAATTGTGGGAAATTTGACGATTTCACAGCGCGCCGACATTGAAAACATCAATATTAAACACGGAAAAAATGGCGATTAGACACGACTTTGGATTAGATAACGACGGCGATTTATTATTTGCGAACGGCGATATTTCAATCGTTGAAAGCGACAAACAGCATATTATAGACACATGCAACGCTTTTGTTGGTTGGTGGAAGGAATTCCCTTTGGACGGCGTCGGAATTGGTAATTTTTCCAAATCGGTAGGCGGTGCGCAACAGTTAGCGCGAAAAGTTAAAATCGAATTAGAAAAGGACGGGTATAAAGTTGACAACCCCGTCGTGGAATTTGACGAAGAAGGTAAATTAAATTTATACCCAAATGCAAGTATTTAAAGAATTCCAACAGGGTTGCACAATTTTTGACGTCGTTTTGGAATTGTATTTGTCATTAAATTTATTGCCAAAATTAATTTATGACAATGGAATAACAGACATAAACGCAATAACAACAACAGGGCAAAAATTTTTGTACGATACCGAATTCATTTACAACGAAAAAATGTCGGACGAAATAACAAAAAAAAATTATAAGTTTCGAACGGGCGATTTTAGCGTACCGCAATATAAATTTTTACCTAACGACGCCTATGTAATTAGTCAAATTGACAATGGTAATTCCGCGTATTTATTTGGAAGTTTTACAGGATATAGTCTAAACAATACACCTTCGAGACATATTATAAAATTAAACCAAGATTTAACAATTGACACTTCATTTAATGTAGGGACAGGGTTTAATTTGACAACTTATTTAGGCGAGGGAATAATACAACAACCCGACGGCAAAATAATAGCTTTCGGCACGTTTACGTCATATAACGGAACGTCAAGCGTTAGAATAATTAGATTAAATACTGACGGCAGTATTGACAATAGTTTTGTCACAGGTAGTGGGTTTTACGGGAATTCAATTAATTATACATGTGGGGCGTCAATAGACTCATTAGGGAATATTATTGTTTGTGGAAGATATAACCAATATAATGGCGTTAATCCACCTATGAGATTACTAACAAAATTGAATAGTAATGGCGTTATGGACATGACATTTTCAGCGTCAACGAGTTTTAATGATGTAACTATTTGCTCTTTAATTAATTCAAACGACTCCATGTTTATTGGTGGGTATTTCAGCGCTTTTAGTGGAGCGTCAGCTAACCGTATTATTAAATTAAACTCTAACGGAACAAGGGACAATAGTTTTGCAGTTGGCACAGGATTTAATGGTAACGTTACAGGATTTTTAAGAATATCAGGAGAGACCTCGTTTTACGTTTTTGGAAGTTTTACAACTTATAAAGGTATTTCCGCTAATAGAATTATTAAATTAAATTTGGACGGAACAATTGACAATAATTTTGTAAGTGGTTCAGGATTTGGTAATATTTCTTTTTATACTTTATCTGTTATTTGGACAAATAAATTATTAATTTATGGTAATTTTACCTCTTATAACGGTATACCGTCATTAAATAATATAATATTAAATTCCGACGGGACAATATTTCAATCATTTACGACTAAATATGAAATAATGTTTGCAATTGGCAATAAATTATACGGTTCAAAACCTAACGATTATTTGAAACTAATAAAGACTAATTCGACACCAATATTTTAATATAAAAAAAATAAATAAATACGACAATGGCTTTAGATTTTACACACTTAAAGGGCGATACATTCGAAGCGGTTAACCTTCAAATGATTGTTAATAACGTAGCTTTAGACTTAACAGGTTGCACGTTGAGAATGCAGTTAAAAAAAGAATACGGGGGGGTTGCGTTTTTGTCTTTGACCTCGGTTGCAAGTGCGGGAATAACTATCACAAACCCCGCAAGTGGTTTGTTTAAAATTAACAGGCAAATAATTAACATCGACGCTTTTAACTATATTTACGACATTGAATTGATAAAAGCGGACGGAACGGTTAAAACATACATAAAAGGCAATTTTTCGATAACTAACGACGTGACAAGATAATGGCAAACGATATAATAGACATAAATGTAATCCAAACAGTTGAGACGGTCGAAATTACGGTGACCCCAAATTTAACAACTGTTAATATTAATCAAATTACAGGCGGTGGCGGTGGCGGTGGCGGTGGCGTTACAAATTTAAGCACAACGCAAACCGCAACTAATTTCTCTATTAATAGCGATACAGGAGACGACGCAATCGTACCGTTAGGAAATGGAACGGAAGCGGGGGCAACTATAAACGATTACACAACAACTGAAAAAACAAAATTAGCAGGAATCGCAACGGGCGCAGAGGTTAACGTTAACGCCGATTGGGACGCAACAACAGGAGACGCCCAAATATTAAACAAACCTATTATTCCGTCAATAAGTGGATTAGCTACCGTTATTTATGTAGATAGTCAGGACGCTTTAAAAGTAGATAAAATAACAGGCAAAGGATTAAGCACGGAAGATTATACCACAATTGAAAAAACAAAATTATCAGGAATAGCGACAGGAGCGGAAGTAAATGTAAACGCCGATTGGGACGCAACAACGGGAGACGCTCAAATATTAAATAAACCTATTATTCCGTCAACAACAAATTTAGTGCCTTACACGGGCGCAATAAGCGACGTAAATTTAGGCGAATACGGCATACAATTGGGAAATTTGGAGTTTGACAATACGCCAACAAACATTCCAACTTCTGTTGGCTCAATGTATTACAACGACACCGACGGAACGTTAGATTTAATATTAAAAGGTGGCAACGTTAAGCTACAAATAGGGCAGGAGTCAGTAGTCCGAGTAGTAAATAAAACCGCCACAAATATAACATTATTAGAATCCAATTACCAAGCGGTAAGGGTTACGGGTGCGCAGGGGCAAAGAATGAAAGTTGATTTAGCTCAAGCGACGACCGACGGATTAAGCGCCGAAACAATCGGTTTAGTAACTGAAACAATCGCAAACAATCAGGAAGGATTTGTCACAACAAGCGGTTTAGTTCGAAATATTAACACGACGGGGAGTTTACAGTCGGAAACATGGGCAGACGGCGACGTTTTATATTTATCGCCAACAGTTGCGGGAAGTATAACAAAAGTAAAACCAATCGCCCCAAATCATTTAATTGTTATCGGGTACGTTATTTCGGCACACGCAACGCAAGGAACTATTTTTGTCAAAGTCGATAACGGTTACGAATTGGACGAATTGCACAACGTAAATATAACAAGCGAAGCAAACGAAGACTTTTTGCAATACGAAAGCGCGACGCAACTTTGGAAAAACAAGGCGTTAACAGGAACTTTAATAAAATCAAAGTTAGGTATTACAACCTTAAGCGGGGACAACACAGGCGACCAAAATTTAAGCGGTTACGCGCTTTTGGCGAGTCCGACATTTTCAGGGACGCCGTCATTACCTACGGGAACTATTGCAGTAACACAAACAAGCGGGGACAATACGACTAAAATAGCGACAACGGCTTTTGTTGCGAGCGCATTAAGTGCAGGGTTAGGGGTAACAGTAAGCCCGCAAGATACGTTTTCAACTGCAAATATTGCAACCGTTACGGCTTCCCAATATAATGCTTTTGTAATAGCGGGGACGGTTAGCGCGACGACTTTATACTTTATAACTGCATAACATGGGAATAAAAATAGGAAGTATAAATGCCGATACAAGCGTAAAGTTAGGAACTACTACAATTCAAAGCGGATATATAGGGACAAATCTAATATTTGGGAATCAATTACTTAAAATTTTAGATATTTTTCCAACAGCGCATCACGCATATTCATTGCGAAAATTAAGAAGCACGTACTCGGGGGCTTGTTTGAGAATTAGACGAACAACAACAACGCCAAGCGTAACCACGACGACAGTAGATTTAAGTTTTGACTCAAATAATACAATTAGTTTAAATAGTGCTATTACTTACGTTTCGGGTACTGCAACAACCGCGACAAATTTAGGTCAATTTTGCGCGTCAATTCTTAATGGTTATACAAATCCTGATTTAGTAAATATTAACCAAAATATTTTTGTAGTAACTTGGTTTGACCAAAGTGGGAATGGTAAAAATCCAACAAATGCAACTGCAGGACAACAACCAAGATTAGTAAATGGCGGGAATTTGGAATTATCAGGCGGAAAAGTTGCCGTAAGATTTACAAAGGCATCAAGTCAAAACTTAAATTTAGCAGACACAACGGCAAACATTAATAATATGTCAAGTTATTGGGTAGGACAATTTTTAAGTACTACGGGAACGCAAATTGGATATTTATTAAGTGCGGGTACCCCAAACGGAAGGTTTTATTTTCCTTATAATACTGCTAACATTGCTTATGCTGCTTATGGTTCTACACTTACACAACTATTTTACGAGGTTACACCTATTACGAGAAGGTTGTACGAATTAATTGCTCCCGACCCTGAATTTGGACAGGTACGCGGTTGGAGTAATGGCGTACAAACAGGAAACACAGCCGTTTTAAGAACGCAAACAATTTCAAACATACAAATAGGAACGGGAGCAACAAATTATTTTGACGGATATATACAGGAAATTATCGGCTATCAGTCAAACACAAATAGGCAAGGAAAAGAAAGTAATATAAATAATTTTTGGCAAATATTTTAATAATGGAAAAATATATATTCAATACTTACGAAGAAGCACAAACAGCGTTAAACACCGTAAATTCTTATTTTGGGTTGCCATGTGGCGAGACATTAAATTGGACAGACATACAGGAAGGCGACGGATTTTGGTTTTTGGAAGCCGACAGATTAAGCGAAGTTTTAGGATAAACTTTTTTAAACCAATAAATTGTAATAAATTTGGGCTTTAATACTCACAACGCAGTTATAACAGAAGCCGAAGAAATACAGTTAAAACCTGAAAATACAAAATAAAAAATGAAGTTTATAAATTATTTGCTTACAAGTTTAGCGCTTTTTTACGTTCCAATTACAGGACTTTTAATTGGCGTCGGAGTCGCAATTATTTTCGATACATTTACGGGAGTTTTCAAATCGATAAAATTAAAAGGATTTACCGCAATTCGAAGTCGAATTTTAAGCAATATAATTTCTAAAATGGCATTATACGAACTTTGTATATTAGCACTTTTTGCGATTGATTACTACGTTTTAAACGAATTTATAATTAAGACCTTTGGCATAGACTTTATGTTTACCAAAATTTGCGCGATTATGTTAATATTTGTCGAATTGGTAAGCATCAAAGAAAACATCGAAGAAACTTTTGGCGTTGACCTTTGGAAACTATTAAAAAATACATTTAACCGCGCAAAGGAAATCAAAAGCGACATTAACGAAATAACAAATTAATGGACAAAATCACAATCGAGCGCATAAACAAAGCACACCCGAAAATAAGACAGGAACTTTTGTCGTTATATTCGCAATGCAACAAACTTTTGCCCGTAGGCGTCCGATTACGTTTTGCCTATGTTTTTAGAAGTCCCGAAGAACAACGCGCGTTGTTTTTACAGCGTCCGAAAGTAACCAACGCCGACAGTTGGCAAAGCATACACAATTACGGACTTGCGTTTGACATTGTTATTTTATACGACAAAAACGGCGACGGAACGTTTGAGACGGCAAGTTGGGACGATAACGAACATTGGCAAACCGTTGTTAAATTTTTCAAGTCAAAGGGTTACGAATGGGGGGGCGATTGGAAAAAATTTAAGGACGCCCCGCATTTTCAAAAAACATTCGGTTTTGATTGGCGGGTTTTAAAACAACGAATTGACAACGGAATAACAATAATTGACAACGGCATAACTTATGTTAAAATGTAATTATGTATAATAAAACATATAAGTCCGACATAGTAAAAGAATATATTTTAAAATTTCCCGAAGCAACTACAATGGCGATTTCGCGAATAATTTTAAAAGAAAACCCTTTGGATTTCGACTCTTTTGAACAAGCAAGGGGAATGGTTCGCTATTATAGGGACGAAATTAGCCACACAAAAAAATATAACGGAACAATTGTGCAAAAAAGAACGGCGGAACAAAAAAAACAAGCAATGGTAGGAAAACTTCCCGAAAGCGATTATTTACAAAACGAGCCTTTTATTATTCCAAAAGGTCAAAACAATATTTTAATTTTATCGGATATACATTTCCCATATCAGGACAACAAAGCGTTAGAATTGGCTATCAATTACGGAATTGAACATAAAGTCAACGCGATTTATTTAAACGGCGATACTTTAGACTTTTACCAATGTAGCAGGTTCACAAAAGACCGTCGTTTACGTGACATGGCAGGCGAATTGGAAATGGGACGCGAATTTTTAAAAATGTTACAAGATACGTTTAATTGTCCGATTTATTTTAAAATAGGTAATCACGAGAAAAGATTTGAAGACTATTTAATGATAAAAGCGCCCGAATTGTTAGGAATTGACGATTTTAAGTTGGAACAACTTTTGCGTATGCGGGAATTTGGCGTTACTTTAGTAAAGGATAAACAAATGGCAATGGCGGGAAAATTACCGATTTTGCACGGGCATGAATGGTTCGGGGGGTTTGCCCCGCCTGTTAACCCCGCACGTGGTTTGTTTTTAAAAGCGAAAGAAAGTTGCATCGTTGGACACCACCACAGGACAAGCGAACACACGGAAAAAACTTTGGGCGGGGAAGTTACGACAACATGGTCAACGGGTTGTTTATGCGGTTTAGAGCCTGAATATGCGCCCTACAATAATTACAATCATGGTTTCGCGCATGTTAAGGTTTTAAATAGCGGTCATTATGAATTGAAAAATATGCGAATTATTAATTATAAAATCGTTTAATGAAATCACTTTCAAAAATAATTTTTTTGTTTTCTTTAGTCTTGTTTGTTGGTTGTAGTACCCGAAAGGTTCAAAAATCGACCGAAGCGGTAAAAGAAACAACAACCGAAGCGACAAAAATCGACGAAGTAAAAACCGATAACACAAAAATAAATATTGTCGAAAATTGCGACGAAACAATTATCGAGCCAATAGACACAATCGCGCCCATGATTGTTAACGGCAAGGTTTACAAAAACGCCCGTTTAAGACGCACAAATAAAAAAGTCGAAACAAATATCGCAAAAGATACAAAAGAAGTTAAAACAACGGTAAAACAAGCCAAAAAAAAGACGTCGCACGAAGTAATTAAAAAAGATATTAAAAAGAAATCAATTTCATTGTGGTTTTGGTTGCTTTTAATAATTCCGATTTATTATTTGTTCAGGAAATACAAAGAATTGATTTGGTTTATTTAAAACAAACGCCCGTTAATTAGTTAACGGGTTTTTTTATGCAAAAAAAAAACAGGCTACAAAATCAATTGCGCCCGTCCTTTCACTTAAAAAAATACGGCATTATGAGAACCGAACCACAAAGTTAATGTTTTTTATTTAAAAACAAACCCAATAAAAAGGCGTTTCTTATTTAGAATTATTATAAATTAACAAAAAAGATAATTATTTTTATTTAATTGTGTTGCGTAATTGAATTGTATTTATATCTTTGACAAAAAATTAATCACTTTTAAAACAAAAATTATGAACAAAAATTTAGGATTACTAATTGCACAGGGTTTGGACTTGGATTTGTTTTGGCATATCGGAATAAAAGCGGACGAAGTAACGTTGTACGGGGACAATACCGCAAAAATTCAAAAGTACCTTTTATTAAAAGGGTTTGAAAAATTCGACTATTTATACCCAAATGACAAAACAAAAGCGGAATTTAAAAAAGACAATATCAGGGTGGCGTTATTGCCAAAATAAAAACAAAACAGGGGCGCGACTGTATAACGCGCATTAACTTAAAAATCAATTATTATGAAATCATTTTTATTAAAACAAAAATTTCAAATTTATTTTATTATCGTTTGCGCGTTGTATTTTATCGGGCGCATTATTGTTCAACAATTTTTAAACATTTAACCAATGGCACAGGAAACACAAAGCAAACGCGGGCGCAAAGCAATTGACCCGCAGGACGTAAAAAATTTACGATTTCAATTAGTATTTTCGCAAAAACAAATTAACGCCGTTGGCGGTCGCGAAAATGCCTATAAACTTTTAAAAAACGCAATAAAATGTTAAAACTAAAAAACGGTTATTGGACGTTAAAAAGTAAAAAATATCAGGACTTAAACGCAACGGGGAAATTGGTTTTTAATTTATTAATTTCAGACAAAAAAAACGAATTAATTACGTTGTGTAATCCAAAAATAAAACTATCTTTGCATAACTTAAAAAATCAAAATTATGAATTTAAATGACTACCCACAGGGAACGCATGGACGACCTAAAAACCCACCAAGTTTAGACGAAGACGAAAACGAGGAAATCGAAATCGACGAAATCGAAGTTTTAGACTTTGAACTATTAAAAACAAATTAATCACTTTAAAAATTAAAATTATGAGCAAAGACCTTTATTTCGAATTTAAGGCGGAACAAATGGCGACAATGTACGCGCCAACGTTCACAAAAAAAGAAGCAATTTTGACAGGTAAAAGAATGGTCGACGACCTGTTGGAAAAGGGCGAAGTTGACCCGTTGCAAGTTTGGACAAACATTTGCAGACTTAAAGAGGTCGTAAATTCCGCAGACGCAACGTTCAGGGACAAAATCGAAATTCTCGAAAAGACCGACAAAAACGGCGTTGAATTTAATTATACAAACGGCGGTAATACGGTCAACTATTCAGACGACGAAATTTACAACCAATTAAAAGCCGATTTGGACGCCCGCGTCGAATTGCTTAAATTAGCACAAAAACAAACAATAATAGACGCATACGGGAACGACGTTCCAAAAGTCGGGACGACCCCGCGCAAAAGTTCAATAACTGTAAAATTTTAACAAACACTTAATAAAAATTAGAAATTATGGCAATCACAGCAAAAAAAGGAAATTCGTTTGAAAGAGAATTAATCGAAGCGGGAAACTACGTTGCCCGTTGTTACAAAATGGTCGAAATTGGAACATGCGAAGAAGAATATCAGGGGGTAAAAAAAACAGCGCACAAAGTACGCATCGGGTTTGAATTACCAACGGAATTAAAGATTTTTAATCCTGAAAACGGCGAACAGCCTTGCGTTATCGACAAGGAATTTAGTTTGTCGCTACATGAAAAATCGACGTTAAGACGTTATTTGCAGGGTTGGCGCGGTAAAGCATTTACAGACGACG